CTATTATAAGAGTTCTACTGTTAGTTTCTTTTTGGCGTGTAATTACATTGTTTCTTAATTGTAGATGCGGTAAGTTCTTACCGTTCTCGTGTGTAAATCCTTGTATTACAGCTACATCACATACATCTAAACTTAATCCGTTATGTGCAACACCCTGATCACCAGAAGAGTTGACTCCTTCAACGAAAAAATTTAAGCAGTTTGTTTTTTCGCTACTATTATTAGTCGGTGGGATTCCACCGAGATATGCTGTCACTTTCATTTATAGTTCTCCAAGCAAAACCGCTTTTCATTTCGTCAACTGTAAATTGTGCGTAAGCTAAGTGATGCATAAATGCTTCCATTTCGTCCTTGAATGGGACTCTTGGATTTTCAATATTTTTTAGATCTGTTTCACAAATTTCTGATGCCGCGTTTGGACCCATTGTAATAGCAGGCTTACCTTCCATCATTGCTTCTATAGCAGCAATGCTATTATAGGTTACAAGGCAATGAATGTTTTGAGATAATGCTTGTTGTATTGTATCAGAGCTAATCCTATCACTTCTACTAGGTTTTTGTCTTACAATAATTGGTCTGTCACTACGTTTTTTAATTTCTGCTACTGTAGAATCAATCCAGGTTTGAAGATCTTGATTAAAATAATTCATTACTTTTTGACTAGGCGGGCAAATTAAAATACTTTTTCCTGGCGTAAACTTATTGAATTTATAGCCGAATCTTTTTGCTCTGTCATTATCTCTATGTAATATAGGTCCTTTATATTGTACACTATTTTTCGTTACACGATGAATATACTTATTTTTCCAGTTACCAAAATATCCTGAGTCAATATAGTAAAATATCCTATTTTGTTCATGACACTTATGCAACGCTTTGCGGCTACCGCCACCTAGTCCTCTAATTACAAGTTCGTTATCGCTCTCTGCCTCTCTATCATAGTCACTGATAATACCGCCGCTTCCTTGAATAAACGCCGCTAATAGTCCGTCATACTCTTGGCCGAATCTTTTGTAAGCAATGCCACCATCACTATCAATTGCCGCTACCTTTCCCATAGTTTTCTCCATCTTTTTTCTAATATAATTTATATCTTTTCCAAAATAGTTTCCGGTAGGATCTACTTTGTAATCAAGGACATCAAGTAATAATTGTTCTGTATCAGGAGATAAGTTTTCAAAAACACTACCTTCTTTATGTTTTTCTTCACGCTGTTTTTCTTTTTGATATCTTTGCTCTTGTAGCATCCAGTCCACTGCATATTCACATTTTTGATATTCTTTAAACCAAGGGCCGCCTTCTGTGAAGTGTAATGCTCTTGGTTCGCCGTCCATCGGTTCTTTGTACCATCCAACTAACCAATTCCATTCGTGTGATAGTTCACCAATCTCACCGTCTTTCAACCAACTAAATCTATGTACATATTGTCCTGTAATATCTGGATTATTTACAAAGTCGGCAGTTACTTGTTTGTTTGATTTATGTCCGCAATTCCATAAAACCATTGAGCTCCAATTTTTTCTAGGATAGATATGTTGTTGCTGACCATCCATTTTTGTTTCTTCTTTTGGAGCATAATCATGCTGGGCACACATAACAGCATAATCTTCATTCTTAAATGCAAACAGCTTACGTACATCGTCTAAGTATAAAAAATCACAATCAATAAAAAGTGCCCAACCTTCGAATCCAGCTAAATGTGGTACAAGGAATCTACTAAAAGTAAACTCTGTACTTGCAAGAGGATCAACTTCCCTTTTATAAACACCAGATTTAATTAAGTCTTTTAATTTTAGAGGAACAATATCTAGTTGTTGTGGTTGCTTACACCTACTAATTAGACTAGACTTGCATACTTCGTATGCTAAATTTTCTCTACTATCATAACCTATAAAAATTTTGTACTTATAATCGCTCAATGTCTTCCTCCACGCAATTTGTTCCGTATTGTATTTCAACTAATTTCAAATCAATATCGTGTTCATTAGCAAGTTGATGCCACGTACCTGCAGGTATGTGCAATGACTTATGCTGTTGATATACACCTAATGTTTCTATATCTGTCTTATTGTTTATCGTATAAACTGTTGCTGTGCCTTCTGCAACAAACCAATGCTCGCTACGTTCTTTATGACGTTGCATTGATAATTTTTTTCCTGGTGGTACTGCTAATTCTTTTACTTTAGTATGTTTTTCGTATTCGTGTATCACTCTATAATACCCCCATTTACGCTCTGTCTTAGGTGCCTTCCATTCTTCTAATATCCAGCTACTAGAATTCTTTTTATCCTCACCGCCAACACCATATACAAATTTTACTTTATCATGATACGTATCATACTCGGGTACATTACCGTCAATTCTATCTCCACCATTAGCAAATATAATGTCAACTCCACTCATTGTTGCAAAAGTTTTATAAATTGCACCGCAGGCTGTATCGTCTGAATCATCAAAACTAATAACGTCATCTACAACACTTAGTCCTTGAATAATTTGCATACGTTCGTGAAATGGCATAAATGCCCTACCTTTTTTACGTGTAAGCCATTCGTCACTATTAAGCCCAACAATAAGTTTATTGCCTAGCTTCTTTGCTTCTTTAAAATATTCTATATGTCCAGAGTGGAGAGGATCGAATCCGCCGGTTACAAGTACTATATGTTCCATACAGTTATTTACAATAGAGACTACTCAGTACGTTCCAATATGACTAGATATTTTTCTTGTACAATAGTTCTAGATCCCATGAAAGGTTTTTTTACTTTTCCAACTTTAGTTTTAGACTCTGAATGTTTCATTTCCCAGCTATCGCCTAGATTGTCTTTCATTTTCTGTTCCCACCAAGTACCAGGTTCGATAATAAGGTGTGCATTCCTGCCGTCACTTAGTGTTTTCTTTGCAATATGACAAGCAATATAATGATATTGATGATTACTAATATTAAATAAATTTTGTAAAGTTTGATCAAGTTGGTTAGGTTCTACATGCTCTAATACATCACTACTATATACAAGATCGACTTGATCAGGCAAATCAATTGGACTAGTAACAGGATCGTAACTATATACTTTAATATCAGGAAATTTTTCTTTAATAGCTAACGTAGTGTTACCTTTGCCGCTTCCAAAGTCTAAAATACTTTTAATATTTTTTTCCTTAATAATTTTTTGCAAGTCTTCTGGTAGTCTTGCCGCAGTACCGAATGTTTTCTTTTCGTGTAAGACTGCTAATTGTTCTACATAATCTTGGCTGATGTTATTCTTCATATTGATGCGTCCTCCATACCCGCTACTCGTAGTTTTGTAATATTAGTAATTTGCCATTGTTTCTGATCAAGGGCTTTTAGTACACCTAACCACTTGTTACGCAATAGTGCAAACTCGTTTATAATTTTTTCATAGTCAACAACATCTGATTCACCGTCGACATATCTATCAACATCTCGACTAGATAATGCTCGTTGATAGCTTTCAAGATATTGTTTAAAATATTGACTGCGTAATCTACGTAGCTCAATATTTAAGTAGTTTAGCACCGCTTCAATCTCTTGTAATTGATTAAAGCGATGCTCAACAATTCCGGGCATAGAAGCAGAAGCTCTTTCAAGGTTACCAGTAAGTTTTACTTCTACCCTTGCATCTTCAAGTTCAGTATTGAAATACGCAATAGCATTTGGAATCTTACTAATATCTCTAGAAACTTCTGAATACCAACCCATTAGTCTTCCCACTCGTTATTGTAGTCATCATCATCGTCTTCGTTATCATCATCAAGATAGTAAAGTATAGCATTATCAAGTTCAGCACAATGACCGATTGCATCACGGAACACAATGTCGTCAGTGCCAAGATCTGCACATAAGTCGACATATCGTTCTGCTACAGACTCAATTTTTTTTGCATCTATAGAATCTCTAAATACTAACCAGACGTCTACAATTTGACTTTCATCCATTTTTTTACTCCTCAGTAAGCTCTACTGCACTAATACTTTCATTTATATCAATAACAGTTTCTTCGGTATTTACCATAGAAGTGTCTTTTACTAGGTAGTCAGTCATCACTTTGTCAAGCAAAGCACCAGTCCATTTTTTTCGATAATCAAGTAATTCTTCACCATCTAGTGTTGTATATGCTAATCGATTACCTTGCTTTACGATAAGGCCTTTTGCTTCAAACAATTCAAGTAGTCCGCTGTACGGATTCATACCTGTTTCGTATGGAATCTTAACTTGTACACCTTCAAAAGGTTTTGCATAACGTGTTTTCATAACTTTACAGCCTGCACGTATACCCATTACTTGAGTAATTTTATTACCGTCTTCGTCTTCTTTTAGTTTTAACTTCTTCATTGCAACAACAATACTTGATGCATAGATAAAGCCTTGTCCGCCTGATATCTTATCATCTGGATCAAACATATCCTGTGACGCATATGTATGGTTAGTACATACTAGTCCTACATTGTGTGAACCAATCATATTTACAGTATTACGTACTAATGAAGTTAGTGCCTTAGGCTTACGACCCATATCACCTTTCATATCACCTTTATTAAACTGATCTACATCAGTAGGTGTTAGTAGCATACCTAAACTATCAATAACAAACAATACCTTAGGACGTTCATCTTCATTCATAGCCTTGTAATCAATCATAAACGTACTAATAGTTTTAGCAACGTCATCAATCATACTCATATTTAATTTTAATAGCTTGTCTTCTGATGTGTCTACATTTAATGCATGTAGCCAACTTTCATCAAGTGCATTCTCTGAGTCAATAAGAACTACAAAGATATCTTGATCTTGTGCTGCCTTTACAATGTTACCTGCACAGATATAACTTTTACCTGCACCTGATTCTCCTGCAAAAACAGTTACCTTACCCATCGGAACACCTCTATGGAAGTCTCCGCTAATAAGATAGTTAAGTGCAAAGTTGCCAGTACTGATCCAGTCTGTAGGATCGTTAAAGCCTGAGCTCATACCAGCAATAGATTTAGTTAGTGAATTCCGAAACTTACTCGGATCAAACGATTTAGTCGCCATAATATCTCCTGTTAAATTTTCTCTTGCTAACTTTTGGAACGTTGACAGCCAATGGCAATGAATCTCTGTTCTCGATTTCGTTAGCAAGAGTTATTTTTTTATTGACCTTGTCTTGCACGAATCATTGCTAAAATGTCTTGTGCATTACCTTCGGCTGGTGCAGCCTCAGCTTCTGGTGCTGGTGCTGGTGCTGTTACAGGTGCCGCTTCTACTACTGGAGCAGGTGCTGCTACTGGTGCCGGAGTTGGCGTAGGTGATGTTGCAGGAGCACTTTGGCTTACTGCGGTTGCTTGCGAACTTGCCGCTTTTGTTGGATCACCAGTTCTTGCCTGCATACCTGCTGGTCTAAAATACTGTGAAAAACGATCAGGATCATATGCTTCACCATCTACTGATGCTTCAAACATTTCCTGCATTACTTTCAGCTCGATCTCACCTGGCTTCTTAGGAAGATAATCACCTAGGTTATATAACCCATGTGTGTTCACTGCCTGCATTTCAGCATCTGCTAATGGACGATCTCTACGTGCCCAATTACTTGTGCTATAGTCTGCATATCCACCTTTGCTTGTTTTATTAAGACGGAAGTCTACACCAGCAGTATAATCTGTTGGTAGTTCTTCCATATCAGGATCCATAAGAGCCGCTTTAATAATTTGAAAGATTTGCGGTCCAATAATAAATCTACGAATTGGATTCTCTGGTGTTTGATCATCTGATAAAGGATTATCAGTTACAAAGCCTTGAAAGATATAAGAACGCTTCTTCCAATACTTACGACCCATGTCTTCTAAACTTGCGTCTTTAAACCACCCACGTACTTCCTGCAGGATGGAACAGCTATCGCCATACATCTCCATACACGGAACTTGTACTTGTACAGGACGTGAGTCTGTCTCACCTTTAATACCTGCAAATGGAAGTTTAATTACAAGACGTTCTTGCCAGAAAAACGTGTTATCTGCATTACCGTCAGGAAGGAAACGTAGAGTTGCACTCTCGCCTTCTTTAATATTCCAAAATGGGTAAATGCTATTGTCGCCGCCGCCGGAATTATTTCCGCTTGTACGTGACTCTTGTTCTTTGAGCTTTGCTCGAATTTCAGCTAATGATGCCATAGTGCCTTTTCTCCTATAATGTTGCCTATGTTAGAATAACAATAATTGCTACTCCTGTGCCTTATTTACGTACAGCACATAATGTATTGTACGCTATTATATAGCAGAAGTCAAGTAAAATCTGCTAAATTTGGTAATTTTTTTTATATGCCTGATAATTGTTTTATTCTATCTACTTCTGATGTATCTTTTAGTTCTGCTTCTTTTGTTGGCTCGTATTTGCCAACACCTCTAATATCATTCATCTTTTGGCCTACTGCTTGTGCAAATGGGTCATCTTTAGGTAAGCTACGTAAATATTTTAATACTTTTGGATTTTGTAAGTATTTCATAAGTTTCTTTGGGTTATCTTTAATTACACCAAAAACTTTAATCATATTCATTTTTATTTGATCTGTATCTGGATTACCTTGTGCATCTACAGG